TACTGTTGGTCCTAATGGAACTGAAAAAATTCAAGGTGGAGTAGCAGGAGCATCAATTGCACTAGATCAAAATAATCAATCAGTTACATTAATATATACTAATGCATCTAAAGGTTGGCAAAAATTATCAAATAACCAATAGGAGTTTTATTTGCTTACGGAAATTAAATTTGCTCCGGGAATAGACAAACAGGACACCAGCGTCGGTGCTACTGGTCGTTGGGTAGATTCAGACTTAGCTAGATTTAGATATGGTCTTCCAGAAAAAATAGGAGGATGGTCTTCTCTTTTACCAGATACTATTCAAGGTGTAGCCAGAGCTCAACACTCTTTTGTAGACAAAGAAGGAAATAGATATGTCGCTATTGGTACAGATAAATTTTTACTTATATATTTTGAAGGACAGTTATTTGATATAACTCCTTTTGTAGATAACAATGCAGGAACAGAAACTACTTTTGCTTCTACAATAACAACTAACAGCACAGCACCTGGAACTTCTGTTACAATTACTACTACCGGCGATCATGGATTGATTGTAGGAGATATGGTTATTTTAGATGCAGTAACTATGCCTACAGGATCTAGTATTGCTGCTTCAACTTTTGAAGATAAATTATGTCAAGTTATATCTGTTACATCATCAACAACTTTTACTATCACATCACCATCGGCAGAGGCTAATGGTAGTGGAGCAGACTTAACTGGAGGAAGTGCTTGTACTGTTAAGCCTTACGAAAGTGTGGGTCCAGCTGCTCAAACTTATGGCTATGGATTTGGTGCTGGTTTATGGGGTGGAACAGTTGCAGGTGTAGTACAAAATGATTTAGATGGGGCGTTGGCCGCGGATACAAATGGTAACAATGGTTCAGCTACACAAATTAGATTAACAAGTGCAACAGGTTTTCCTACAGCAGGTGGTACAGTAGCTATAGCAAATGAATTAATAACTTATACGAGTATAGTAGGTAATGAATTAACAGGAATTACTAGAGGAACTAATGGAACTTCAACAGCCATTCATGCTGATGAAGCTATAGTTTTAAATGCTACTAATTATAATGGATGGGGTTCAGCTGTTATTGCTTCTACTATTCAACTAGAACCTGGCCTTTGGTCTTTAACTAACTGGGGTGATGTATTAGTTGCAACAATTGCTAATGGTAAAACTTATACTTGGGATTCTTCAGCATCTGCAAGATTAACCATTAGAGCATCTAGAACAACTTTATCTCCAGGATCAAGTACTATACAAAACTCAGAATATTACACAGCATTAGGTACTTTAACTGCAGCTAATACTTTAGGAGGTCAAGACGAAGAAGAAGTAGGTAATCCTACGGCATCAAGATTAACTTTAGTATCTCCTACAACTAGACACTTAATTCATTTAGGTACAGAAACAACTATCGGCGATCCTACAACACAAGATGATATGTTTATTAGATTCTCAACAGGTGAACAACTAAACCAATACACACCTCTTGCTACAAACTCTGCAGGTACACAAAGATTACAAGATGGAACTAAAATTGTTGGAGCATTGATTGCTAAAGAAAATATTTTAGTATGGACTAACAACGCACTGTACACAATGAAATTTGTTGGTGCACCTTTTACATTTGGCTTTGAACAAGTTGGAACTAACTGTGGATTAATAGGTAAGAATGCAGCTATTGAAATTGATGGTGTTGCATATTGGATGTCTAACAATGGTTTTTTTGCATTTGATGGTACGGTAAACTCACTACCTTGTAGTGTAGAAGATTATGTATTTGATGATGTTGATACAACTAAAGGTCAACAAATTTGTGCAGGATTAAATAATTTATTTACAGAAGTTACTTGGTGGTATCCATCACAAGGATCAGATTTTAATAATAGATCAGTTGCTTATAATTATGGTGAAGCAAAACAACCACCACTAGGTACATGGTATACAAATACTAATACTAATTTTAATAGAACTACTTGGATGGATACACTTATCTATCCTCAACCTTATGCAACATCTTATAATGATACAGGTACAGGCACTTTTCCTGCAGTAATAGGTCAAACTGGATTAGGTAATACTACATACTTTGCACACGAATCGGGGACCGATCAAACAAATCCTGATGGTAGTACAACTGCATTACAGTCTTTTATACAGTCTTTTAGTTTTTCTTTACAACCAGATCAGAGTGAAGTATTTCTAGCTATGAGAAGATTCCTACCTAACTTTAAAGTTTTAACAGGAAACAATGAGATAACATTATCCGTTAAAGATTTTCCAGCACAAGATGATGCACAAACAAATTTAAGTCCTTTTACAATTACTGCATCTACTTTAAAAGTAGATACTAGAGCAAGAGGAAGATATGCAAATTTAAAAATAGCTAATACAGGAGCTGGTGAGTCGTGGAGATTTGGTACATTTCAAGTAGATATACAACCTGATGGAAGGAGAGGATAATGACTAAAATTGTAGTAAGATTACCAGAGCCTAGAAAAGAATACAGTGAAGATAATCAAAGACAGATCAATAGGTCTATTGCATTGATTGTAGAACAATTAAATGCTACATACCTAACACAATTAAAAGAAGATTCAGAAAGGTTTAGTTGGTTTAATGGCTAATATATATAAAAAAGTAAATGCAGATTTAGTATCTGCTACTCAAAAAGATGTTTATACAGTACCTGGTAATACTAGAGCTTTAATAAAATCTATTCATGTTTACAATGAAGGTGCTGGAGATGCTATTGTTACAATTAAAATTAATTCAAACAGTGTAGATTATTTTTATGGTAAAAAAACTATAGCAGCGGATGCTACTGACGAATTTGTTGTTAATATATTAGTGCTACAAGAAAACGATATATTAAAAATGTTATCAGATATTACTGGACCAGACGTAACCGTTAGTTTATTAGAAACAAATAGAGAGGATTTATAATGTCATTTGTCGAAACACCACCAAGTATTAGATGGGAAACAATAGAGGGAAGAAAAGTTCCTATCATAACTCCTGAATGTGTAGTAACTTTAACTCATACAGAAACAGGAAAAGAGTATAATTCAGACGCAGAAGCCGAGGCTGATGTTAATGATCCTAATACTACAACAGAAACTAAACATATTAGACGTGATGTAGAGCTAAGAGTAGCTCAAGTTCCACTAGGGTCTGATAGTAAATAGCATTGACTAGGCATGAAAACTCTAGTAAATTGTGGTACAATCGCATATATACAAGTCTTGCGAACTTGCTTTTCAACAATATAATATAGATAAATTATGGGATTCTTAAAAAAATTATTTAAACCAGTATCAAAGGTATTAGACAAGATAGTACCTAACGAAATTAAACCCTTATTACCATACGCTGCAGCGTTCGCTCCTTACATGTTACCAGCAGGAATGACGTTTGGGGCTACTTCTGGTATTTTATCTAACCCTATGATATCAAGAGCACTAGCTAGTGGTGGAGCAAATCTATTTTCACAACTTGCACAAGAAGGTAATGAAGGAGATGTTAATTTAATGTCTACAGGAATTGCAAGTTTACAAGGTGCCATGGGTGCAAAAGGTGCTGCTAATAAATTTAGAAGTTATAAAAATCCAGGAGATGCAATTAGTATTCCTGGAGGAAATATGCCTGGTCAAGGAATAGGTGGTTTTAATTATGATACAAGTAAATTAAGTTTTTTAGACAAAGCTAAAAACTTTGGTCTAGAAGGATTAGCTAAAGGTTCAGAATTTGTAGGAGAAGCTGGAAGTATATTGCGTCCAGGTGAAACTCCATTAACAATGAAAAATGTAATTACAGCAGCAGGTATACCTTTCTCTATGGGTACAGGTGAAGCTATGAAATACGAAGCAGATGCAGCAATGGAAGCTTACAAATTAGCGTTAGCAGATTATGATGCAGAACAAGCAGCTTTAGGTGGTGGAACTGATGAAGGTAGAAGAACTGCAATCCTTGCAGCTATGAAAGCTTACAACCATCCGACAGAATTAATTGAAAGTACATTAGCAGAGTTAGGTTTAAGAAATGGTGGTAGAGTAGGTTATGCAGGAGGTGGTGGCATTACAGATATTTTTGCCGAAACAAGTTTTGTTAAACCAGACTTCGGTGGAATTACAGAAGCTGTTACTAATGTAGGAGAAGAAAATGATTTAGTAGCAAGTAGACAACAAGATTTATTTATGTTGAGAGAAGAAGCTATTATGCAAGGAGATGATGATAAAATATTAGAAATAGAATCAGATTTTTTAAGAGAATTTAATGTACCAATGCCAATGTCAGAAAATATA